CAGGACGACAATGCGGGCGGGGATCTCTCCGACGACGTACCGTTCTAAGGTGTTGGGGGATGGCGTTATAACGTCATCCCTCTCTTTTTTGGGGAGCAATCATGTCTGTTGAAAAGTTTTCTGCCATATTTAACGGGCTACAGTTAGCTTATGGCACATATAAAGTAGAGAAGAAGCAGGCTAACGGTAAGAATACCGGACGAGCCGCCATTGTACGCGAACCGCGGACCACGGCCCTTTGGGAAGGCCATTTGTCCGGCAAAGGCCGGGGCATTGGTATTATCCCGATTAACGAGGATAACCAGTGTGTCTGGGGTTGTGTTGATGTTGATCAGTATCCGTTAGATCACAAGGTTTTAGTTGAGAAGATTAGGAAGCTAGAGCTTCCGTTAGTTGTGTGTCGCTCTAAATCGGGCGGTGCTCACTGTTTCCTATTCACCACAGAGTGGGTAGATGCCAAAGATATGCAGGCCACCCTGCAACAGATATCCGCAGCGCTGGGATACGGCGGCAGCGAGATATTTCCAAAACAAATTAGGTTGCACTTAGATCGCGACGACGTAGGTAACTTTCTAAACCTTCCGTATTACGACGCAGAAGACGGGTTGCGCTACGCTATCAAGGACGACGGCAGCTCCGCAGAACTGTCTGAGTTTATTGAGCTATACGAAAAGTATAAGCAAACGCCAGAGCAGTTACTCAAGCTACAGATAGGCGAAGAAGCCGATGCGGCGGCGATGAAAGACGGACCGCCGTGCTTGCAGTTTCTTATGCGTAATAAGATCAGCGAAGGCGGACGCAACAACGGCTTATTCAACATAGGTGTTTACCTACGCAAGGCCTACCCAGATAGCTGGGAGTCCGAAATCCTGACTTACAACATGCAATACCTAGTGCCGCCGCTGCCTTTGAGCGAGGTCAACATAGTCGCGAATCAGCTTAATAAGAAAGAATACGCCTACAAATGCGCGGACGCTCCGATAAACGCGCACTGCAATAAAGAATTATGTCAGACCCGTAAGCACGGAATAGGGGCCGCGGTCCAAGGCGCAGCCATAGCTAACCTGCGAAAATATAACTCCAACCCACCTGTCTGGTTTCTTGATGTAAACGGAGAGCCGTTGGAGTTAGATACTGAGGGCTTGATGAATCAGCCTACTTTTCAAAAGGCTTGTATGGAGCAGTTGAACTTCATGCCTCGCTCCGTAGCTAAACCTGTTTGGGAGAGCCGGATAGGTAGTTTACTTAATGAAATGAAAGACAACGAGAGCGCCATTATAGAGGTGGCAGAAGATGCCAGCATCAGCGGCCAGTTCTATGATTATCTTGAAGAGTTCTGCGTCCACTTACAGAAGGCCAACGATAAAGAAGAAATCCTTCTCAAGCGGCCTTGGACAGATGAGGAGTCCGGACAAACCATGTTCCGGCTCAAGGACTTTGAGGCGTTCTTAAAACGTAACAAGTTCTTTGAATATAAATCGCACAAAATAGCCCAGCGCCTGCGAGATAAGGGCGGTGAGAGCAGGCTTCTTAGAATAAAAGGGCGGCCTGTGCGCGTATGGCAAATACCTTCTTTTGATAGTGTCGAGGTAGAGTTTAACACCCCCAGCTTTGGTGGTGGTCAGACGGAGGCACCCTTTTAATGTTATCAGCGGAGAATGGATCGATGTCGATTATGGCTTTTGTTCCAAGAGATCATCAAATCTGGCGGGAGCGTGTGTTTGAACAGCGTACTCTGCAAGCAATCGCAAATAAACACGGTATTAGTCGTGAGCGAGTACGACAAATAGTAGATACGGTGGCTATGCCTGTCGTGATCCGCAACATTCATTGGACTCGAGGGACAGGTAACTGCCTACGTAACGAAAATCTTACAAAAATGTTTTTAGCGGAGTTTGTTGAATACGCCAGAACAAACGATCTACGCCGAATACCAAACTTAGGAAAGGTCCGTTTGCAGGAGATTAAAACAAAGTTAGGCAAACATGGTTTTGAGTTACCTGATGGATACTAAGATATTCCGCATATACGGTCCACCCGGTACGGGTAAGACCACCGCGCTGCTTAACAAAGTAGACGAGGCCCTTACGGCAGGAGTTAATCCTGCCCATATCGGGTACTTCGCTTTTACCAGACAGGCAGCAAACGAGGCTATAGACAGGGCTTGCCAGCGATTTAATCTAGAAAAAACGCAACTGCCTTGGTTCAGGACCCTCCACAGTTTTGCTCTCAAGCTAAGTGGTATCCGACAAGAACAGATTATGCAGTCGGAACACTATAAAGAGCTCGGTTATGCCCTTGGGTATGATCTGGTTACCGACACCAGCACTGAAGACGCCTTTGATCTCAATAAAAACAACAACCCAATTATCGGACTGATTAACTTAGCACGTCTCCGCAAGGTGGACCTGCGTCAACAGTACAACGACAGCAATATGAACATACCGTGGAGCACGATTAAATATGTCTCCGACAGTATGAATGAATATAAGAACAGGTTTAACCTGTATGATTTCACCGACATGCTGGAAGTTTTCGTGCGTGACGGTGCAGACTTCTGCCCACGGCTAGCAATTACCTTCATAGACGAAGCACAGGACTTGTCGCCCCTACAATGGGACGTGGCCCACGTACTAGAGCAGCACTCTGACCGCATCTACTGCGCGGGCGACGACGATCAAGCTATCTATAGATGGGCCGGAGCAGACGTAGAGCATTTCATAGGTCTCAATGGTGGATACGAGGTGCTAGAGCAATCCTACCGCGTACCAGCTACAGTACACCCGCTAGCCGAAGGCATCGCAAAGCGCATCGCGCGCCGCGTACCAAAGACCTATCTGCCCCGCAAAGATCCGGGCAGCGTCCAACGGATACCTAGTACAAGCTATATAGATTTCTCTGAGGGATCGTGGCTCGTGCTAGCTCAAGCCGGATATTTTCTAGATGCCGCCACACAGGACCTGAAGAGCCGGGGCTACCTGTACAGTCGTAACGGAAGACGGTCTATCTCGGAGAAGTTGAGCGAGGCCATCAACGGTTGGGAGCAACTGAGAAAAGGTAGAAGCATCACGGGCGAGGCCGCACGAGCCATTTACAGTTATATGTCTGTCAATGATCGCGTCAAGCGGGGCTTTAAAAAGCTTCCTACTCTCGATGATGATGACACCGTTACCCTCGATGTGTTGCAAAAAGATCACGGTCTCTTAGCCACGGATGAAATGATATGGCATGAGGCAATGGATAAACTTCCCAGCGGCGAAAGAGCGTACATCACGGCCCTCTTACGACGCGGGGAAAAGTTTAACGCAATCCCCCGCATAGCACTGTCCACGATTCACGGATCTAAGGGCGGGGAAGCCGACAACGTCGTCTTGTATACCGATCTATCACCAGCGGCTCAAAAGGCCTCTGAGACGGTTCCTGACGACTTGCACCGGGTGTTTTACGTAGGGGTCACCCGGACCAAGAAAAATCTCTACTTAGTTGAACCAGATGACACAATGAGGAGTTACTGGATATGACACAGGAAGAATTATTTGATCGCGAGGAGTTCATTAAAACAGAGATAACCCGTAGCTATGTCGCGGCTGACGACGACTGGAAGAAGATGTATTATGACAACGCCTTAAAATTTCTTAATAAGAATAAGTTTTTTGACGGTGGTCAGCTTTGTGCCTTCTGTAGAGAACAAGGGATGCCAGAACCACACCACCACAATGTGTGGGGCGCGATGGTTGTATCTTTGAGGAAACGTGGGTGGACAGAAAAAGTAGGCATGATGGTCCCTACGACGATGCACACGCACATCAATTACGTGTGTCAGTGGAAGAGCAAAATATACAAAGGAAAAAATAATGAAGCGTGAAGAGATTCTGCAAACAGCGGAAAATCTAATTAATGGAGACCGTGCCAAAGAGTATGGCGATGCTCAGAAGAACCTTCAGGACATCGCTGACCTTTGGTCGGTTATTTTAGAAAAAGAAGTCACCCTAGAGCAGGTGGCTCTCTGCATGATCATGGTTAAAGCCGCACGGTTGATGAAAACCAATCATTTAGACAGTTGGATTGATATTTGTGGCTACGCGGCACTAGGTGGTGAGGACTAATGGCACTTCAAATGACGATGTTCGGCCCGAAGAGCGAATGGGTTCCTCCGGCAGAACTACCCGATATCTTTGATGCAAAGCAAATTGCAATAGATGTCGAAACCCGTGACCCCAACATCAAATCTAACGGCCCCGGTTGGCCTACAGGTGATGGCGAGGTTGTGGGTTATGCGATAGCGGTAGCCGATTGGGCGGGTTATAT